ACTTTTATATTATTAAATCTGTGTGCCATGATGTTTACCTCCTATTTTTTTATAATGGCTGGTGTGCCATTCGGGATTTGAACCCGAGACCTTTCGATTAAAAGTCGAATGCTCTACCAATTGAGCTAATGGCACATAGACCGCCGTGGCGGTCAGCATTGTAACCCACAGTTACATAGATTACAATTTGATTACAAAGTGGTGACACAATTCAATCGACCGTGTTACTTAAATGTAACTCGCAAGCTTTTTAGCTTGCATTTGAATAAAAAAATAACGACGGATTAACCAAAGTTGACCCGCCGTTAAATATATAAAATGGACACTTTTCAGCCTTGTGGATAACCTACAATCAAGTTATGACGCACCTTAACCAAACTCAAGGGTTTTGTAAAATCTTAATTGTTGTGCTTTAAGATTTAAGCTTTAGACGATTATAAGCTTTGAACTTTCGTAATTAAATTTTCAGCTTTATGCCTTAAGCTTTATCTTATTACTCGTACAGGAATTGAACCTGTAATGCAACCAGTCGAGCAACAAAACATTCCCACAAAAAAGGAATATCATATATCTTCGTATAGACTACGATAGCTATTACTTATATTTGAGGCCAGATTTTTATTATTTTACTTTGTGAATATAGCCTAAAACACAAAGGTCATAAAATTAAAGGTTTTCAAAAAGCACCCATTTTTTGCTTAGTACAAAATTTCGATTTCGGTTATAGCGTTCGATACGCTGATAGCCGAGTCAAAATCAATCTTAAACTTGTCTATACGATCGACAAGGTCGGAAATGATTTCGGCAGTGTCAAAACCCTCGATAATTTCAAAAGTGTTCGCCTTTATGAAATTGGCTTTCGCCTCCTCTATTTCCTTTGTAACAGCTTTACCGTCTTTTGAACCAAACATTCCAAGTACATACTCATCGGCACGCCCCTGTAATGTTTCGCCGTTCTCATAATTACATCTGTCCTGTGCAGCTTTAAGCTGTTTAGACATATGCTTCAAAAGATCTTCCTCAAATTCAATGCCGTGATTCTTATACTCTATAGCCTCGGCAATAGTCAGTTTCATACCCTGTATTGTGACTTCGGTCTCGGCATTTGAAAGCGTAACGGCACGCTTAATTGCCTTACGCCTTTTTATAAGGTCGGCTATTTTGTCATAGCTCGCCTTGAAGCCATTCTTAGCTTCTTCAATAGAAACGCCATTTATCTTTGTGTTGCTATGTTTGTTCTCAACCACAAATTTTGCGTCTTTGATAAGGGCGGGTATCCTCTTGTCGAGAATCTTAAGTTCGCAAAGTGCCTGATGAATCGTTATTTTTTCGTTAGTCATTTTAAAAACCTCCTTAGATTACCGCAGTTCGTGCAAATATTTAGAAAAATAGCCGCCGTTATTCTCACGGCGCTTAAAATCGCTTAAAAAGTATTGCATGAATTTGAATGTAATGCCGTTATAAACGTAAACGTCTATGATAATATCTAGATCGTCACATGATCCGAAATATTTTGCGCCCTCGTTTTTACACCATTTTGCCGATATTTTTATGATATCGTTTATGTTTTCATCGGTAAAATCTGAAACAATTGGGGCGTAAGTTGCAGATTTGTACACGCTTCTTTTGTGTATTGCTGGATATCCGTTGCACCTCTCGCGCTGAATGCACTCATATTCAGCCACTGTAAATAGATCCTTATAATTGTCGGGTATCTCAATGAGTGGAGTCGTAAGTGTGGATCCTGCAATAATGTTCATGGTTTAACACTCCTTTAAATTTTAAAATTTACAAGCCTTGCTTGCATTGGTGGCTCACACAGGATTTGCACCTGTACTCTCACTGGGGATAAGAGTTTATTTGAGCCATAGCGATGCAAAGCATCGCGCACCTCAGAAAAAAAGAAGGGAATGCCCAAAATGGGCTGGTGACTCACGCAGGATTTGAACCATGCAATTCCGCCCTGAGAAGGCGGCGTCTTAACCGTTTGACCAGTGAGCCATAAGGCGGAGAACCCCGCCTATATTACTTTTCTTTAAAGGTTGGAGAGCAACTTTCAAAGAATTCTTTTACGTTGACATTGTATTTCTCAAGAATCGCAACGATGACTTTTTGTACCTTGTCCCATTCGTCATCTTTGATATACTGAATATACGGTGTCTTGCGATCGCCACGCTTTTTGAGGTCTATCCCATAGCGATAACTAAGCTGCTTGTACAGCATGCTGAAAGCCACGCCGAAACTGATATGCAAAGTCGAAGCAAACTTGCGCATAACTCTGTTGAACATTTTGCGGTCTGAAATATGTAAGACCTCGGCTGTTAAAAGCTTGTTTGACGTTTCAATTCTGTCGATATGACGCCGCTGAAACGCCGTGTAAGCCTGGGCGGCTGTCGCAAATTCCATAATATCACCCGTGGCAAAAGCCTTGCCGATTGCCGCTTGGAGCTTTTCTTCGTCGTCGATGTCTTGCGTGAGAAGTTCGGGTTTTTCCTCTGCGGTATGTTCGACAATGTTTAGGAGCTGTGTCCTGACCTCTTGGGCTATCTTGCTATCACGAAGAAGCATGCCTATTCTGAGGACGGCACGCTTTGAGAAACACTTGATACCTCGGTTTGGAATTTCAAGGCGGGTGTTATCATCAATCTGAATGGCAAGCTTACCGTTTTTCTGCTCAAAATTCTTAACGGAACAAGTTGTTCCTTTAAGAATTTCTTTAAAGATTTTTGGCGTTTTGTTTACAACACCATCACCCTCAATCTCGGTACGGTTTCGCTGACAACAACGCTTTATAGTATCAACGTCAACCTCATAATAATCCGCCACCTGTCTTATTGTCATACAGTTCATCTCGGGTATCAAAAGCAGCTTCTTGACTTTATCAAGAACCTCTGTTCTGGCAATAAGCTCGTTTCTGAGGTCATGGTTGTCTACCATGCTCTCGCTCGTGATGATTTTACTTTCTGGCATTATTTCACCTCCTCTCATAGAACTAACTGAACATCTTGTTCGGTTAGTAACCTAAATTCGTAATGGGGTAAGTTGCCCCTTTAAGAATCTTCTCATCTTTAACGGAACAAGTTGTTCCTTTAAAAATCTTAGCTTTTAAGGCTTATAATAACCGCAATCACCGTTATAATCAAAGTAAGCAGTGCCCCGATCCACAGTGGTGATACCACCCAAAGCCAACTCCAGCATATAACTTTAGTAAGTTTTAGTATAATAAATACTATTGTAAGCAGTCCGCAAAAACCAATTCCGCCGCTCTTCATAATTATTCTTCCTCCCTTACAATATGAAATTTATCCACGCTGTAAATAACGCCAAGTGAGCGCCCATTGTCAAAATTGCAATGAATCGTGCCAGCGTCATCGACATGGTCAACCGTTCCGAGCGTATTCGGCTCAACTGGGTATGGATCATCAACCATTTTCTCAAGGCATATTCTTGTACCCTCGGGGAAAACTCTTTTGAGCCACGCTATTCTTTTGTCATTGTATAAACTCACATTTACCTCCCACCTTATCGTCTTCTTTATTGTCACGAACGATTACGCATTTGTTAGTAAGACCTATATCTGTTACTTCTAAATTCGGATTTAGAAGTATTATGTATTCAAGATTATTACATCCTACAAATGCACTGCGACCAATTACCTCGCAAGTTTTCGGTATTATAATGCATCTTAGTTTTTTGCAGCCCATAAATGCGTATGCCTCAATTTGCTGAAGCCCTACAGGTAAATTTATATACTCAAAAGAGTCACAAACAGCAAAAGCACCCTTGCCTATTCTATGTAAAGTATTCGGCAAAATAACCTTTTTAAGAGCTTCACAACCGAAAAAAGCCTCCTCTTCAATGACTTCTACGCCCTCTGGAATATTAATTTCCTCAAGGGTTTTAAAAAGCTTGAATAGCCTATGACCAACAATTCTAACACCTTTAGGAATTGCGATGTCTATTTTGTCAAACCGCTCAGGCAACATATTAATCACCCGCCAATCTTCTTTTCAAGCTCGAACTCGACTACGCCATCCTCAGTGTCGATAATAACAGGACGGATCGGCAGTATCTTCTTCGTCAGAAGAAAAGCGCACGCCAGCGGTGCCGCAATAATCGCACAGCTCGGCTCAATATAAGCCATAATTGCCATAATGAGCCCTATTGATTTCTGCATAACCCACAGAATCTTCATTGCCTTGCGCTCGGCACGATGGCTGCGATAGGCATTGATACGACTTCTCAGCTCGTTCTCCTCTTCTTCACGCTTTTCACAGCGCTTTATTGACCTGAGCATTTTTGTCAGGTCGTATGTTATATGTACTTCGTTGTATCCATGAATAGTATTCATGATACCACCTCCAAATTTAATAATAATGATTTTCTGATTACGCCTGAAAATCACCATAAAATCTGGCGTTGGTGCGACTTATGGGGCTTGAACCCATGACCTCCGCATTAAAAGTGCGTTGCTCTACCAACTGAGCTAAAGTCGCAAGCGCAGGCATCACACTACATTCCCATATGGTGGAATAAGCACTATACCTGCTATGCCAATTTTCTTTTGTGTAGCATTGGCAAACTACACAATGGTGCCGCTGACGAGACTTGAACTCGCAAGGATTTTACTCCGAGGGATTTTCGTACTACTATAGTTTTCACTACCTATAATTACGAATTAATTACAGTTTGATAGTCTGGAATCAATCTTCATCTGTTCTAGATGGCGGATGTATATTCTCTACGCACATAACAATATGTCATTTGGCACGGTATTACCATTGGGTTAGGTTTCACCGTTTAGTCCGCATTCAGCCAAGGGATCCCTCCCAAGCTGCTCTTGCCTACCATAACGACCACTGCATTCTCTAGAGCAAGAAATGATTCTATGTCTACCTCTCCGTAAATCAATATAATACAAGCGTTGCCTTTCGGAAGTCCAAATAAATGGCTTTTTACAAACCTCACAAATGGCTTGTTTATCGAAATACTTTGAAGCATGCAGTTTTTGATGAACACCGTGATTGATAATTTCAAGATTACCCATAGAATTATTATCAGTGTCTTTATCAACATGATGTACATCTTCATATGGCTCTAATGGTCTACCCAAACTCTCTTCCATTAGAATTCGAGGATAAGAAATCACTTTAGCCTTATTATTTTTGTCTCTACAATATGCTCTAACTCTCCCGTCTTTGCATTTGTATGTATTAATAACCTTTAGCAAAAAAAATCATTCACCTCTTATAGAATTTACATTAAAGTCCCTTGTGTCTGCCTATTCCACCACAGCGGCTTGTCTTGCCCACAACCCACAGAAGGCAAGTAATGTACGGC